CGAAAAATCGAGCGCGTCGCGGAGCGGAAACCGGCCCGATTTTTTGCGACACAGTCCGGCGTTTTTTTATGGGTTGGCCAGCAACAAAAAAAGAAAACGACAAAACGACAAAGCGACAGGGGCTACTAGACCGGGAGGGGTGCGGTGTGGAATCGACTGCTGCAAGACCCAGCGAAACAGCACGACGACCTGAGATTGATTCGGCGAGCGATGAGACAGAGATGGGAAATACCAGACCGAACGCGAGCGTTGATCATGGAGCGGCTGGCCTGCATTTTGGAGGCCGGGGACGACGACATTGCGCTCAAGGCTATCGGCGAGCTGCGGCAGATGGAGGCTCAAAATCAACGCGATGAGCACAAGTACGTCGAACTCAAAATTCAGCAGCAGCACGCTCGAGTGGATGCTATCGCTACCGAACTCGGAGTTGATCCGAGTCTTATCGTCGATGCCACCGCAGCGTCGGGTGGCAGTATTGAAGGACCTGAGGACTCACCGCCCCAAGCAAAAGGACGAGCGAAGCAAGGACGTCGAAAGAAAGCGTGAGGCGCGATCGGAAGCGGCACGCGTTGAGATCCCGCCAGTACTGGACCCTGAGCGAAGGGCCAAGTGCCTGGCCGATCCGCGGTTGTTTCTCAAGACCTACTTTCCGTCGATCTTCTTCAGTCCGTTCGCCGACCACCACTTGGCGATGATCGCAGCAATTGAAGAGCGAGCAAAGTACGGCGGCGACAAAGCAGTCGCAGCCCCACGCGGTGACGGCAAGACCCAAGTCACCATCGGCATGGCCATCTGGGCGCTACTAGCTACCGACCGACGGTTTCTGGTGCTGATCGCCAAGAACGGCAAAAAGGCCCGTTCACTGTTCAAGCAGATCAAGTCCAAGTTTGACGATCCGGCAAGGTACCCACTCCTGGCCGGCGACTTCCCCGAAATCTCAGTGCCGGTCGCAGCGTTGGCCGGTGCTCCACAGCGAGCGAGCAAGCAGCACGTTGACGGCGTGTTGACGCGGATCGAATGGAGTGCGGACCGGATGAGGCTGCCGGCCACTCCTGGCAGCTGCTACGGCGGCAAGCGGGTGATCTACTTCGGCATGGACTCGGCGATTCGAGGCGAGTCGGAAGAAGGCGACCGGCCCGACCTGGCCATCATCGACGACCCCGAGACCCGAGAGGCAGCGTTCAGTGAGACCCAGCACTTCGAGATCGAGGAAATGATTGATCGCGATGTCGCCGGCCTGGCTGGGCCCACTACAAAGCTGGCCCGGGTGGTGCTGACCACGGTGCAGAACAAGCGATGCTACAGCTACCGCGTCACCAATCCCAAGATCAAGCCCCAGTGGGACGGGGTCTGTTACGGCATGGTCAAGCAGTGGCCAGATCGGCGAGATCTGTGGGACGAGTACATCGCCATCCGTCAGCAGGGCAAAGCGAGCGGCGACGTCTCTGGCCGCGAGGCCACCGCGTTCTATGTCACCCACATGGACGAAATGAAACGCGGATCGCAGCTGACCAACCCCTACCGGTTCGTCTCAGCTCCTGGTCCCGACGGCCAACCGCTCGAGCTTGACGCCCTGCAGGCGTTCTTTAACTTCGTGGCCGACTATGGGATGGCCTCGGCGATGAGCGAGCTGCAGAACGAGCCGGAGGACGACCAGGAGATCGCCACCACAACGATCACGCCTGGCATCGTGCAAAAGCGGGACAGCGGCTTGGATCGCAACACGGTGCCGAGGGTCGAGGGGCTCAAAGTGTTTGTCGGCTGCGACGTTGGCAAGTACGAGTCCTATTGGGTCAAGATCGCCATCCACGGCAACGCCATTGCCCACATTATTGATTACGGGGTGGCAGTCACCTCGCAGGACATCGACGAGAAGTCCGACCGCGAGTCTGTCGAGCAAGCGGTGCTGCGATCACTCCTGGCCTGGCGGCTCGAGATTATGGAAGAGCACCCACCAGAGTTTGCGTTTGTCGACTCGGGCACATTCACACCAGCCGTCTATGAGTTCATTCGCCAAGCTAACGGTGTCCCGTTCGCCGCAGCCAAGGGCCACACATCCAAGCAGATGCGGTTCGAGGGCGCGAACCGTGACGACCGCCTGCACTACGAGCAATGCCGGGCAGACTTCCAAGGGCATGAGGTTGGGTTGTGGCTCTACAACTTCGACAGCATCTACTGGAAGAAGCAAGTCCACCAGCGATTTATCACCGCCACATTTGACGACATCGGCCGCTACCAAGACGGCACGCTATCGTTGTGGCATGAAGAATCGAAGATGGCGCACAAATCGTTTTCTCACCACATTTGTGCTGAGATTTGGGAAGAGAAGTTTGTCGAAGGAAAAGGACTGATCGGAAAATGGCAACCAAAATCGAAACGCAACCACTGGCTGGACGCGACAGCAATGGCACTGGCAGCAGCGGGCGTCCACGGGTACCGAGTCTTGCCACGCACGCTGAACCTGCCGCCAGCGTCCCAGCAGCAGAACCAGCGGAGCCAGCAAAGCCCAAGAGCAACAACACCCGACGGGCGTCCGTACATGGTGACCGATCGGTAACTATCGATGCCCCCCTGGCGGCCGTTGTCCCAAGTGGCAACTGCACGCGCAACCTGAACGTCCGGCTCGAGCGGCACCAGGCGATCGTGCTGCGTCGACTGCGCAATGGGTTGGAGGATTGCGGTGCCAAGCTCAAGAACGGCAGCGAAGTGACGGACAACTCGAAGGTCATCCGCTGGTTGCTTGAACAGTTTGCTAAAGCCGAACAGTAAAAACATTGTTTTTTTCAACTGGGACGCAAGAGAGGACCGGTATACTTACCACCGCATGAGCTACACCGTTGATCAGATCATTGACGCGATCGTCGATAACGCAGACTGGCTGGAGGCTGCAAGTGTCACCAAGGCACAAGCATTTGCCACAGCAGTCGTGCGTTGGATGGCTTTGTCGCCCGAGTCGACCAGCGACCAAGGCAGCAGCATGACCCTCGGCCGAGATCAGTTGGCCGAAATGCGGCTGGAGGCGTTGCGGTACATTTCCGCCAATACGCCCAACTCAAGTGTCCGCCACCTTGGCATCGGAGGCCAGTTCCGCCGATGAGTAAGAAAAAGCCAAAGACGGTGTCGGATCACTTTGACAATGTCAAAGCCGACTACGAGATGACCAAGAACTCTCGGTTCGTGCGTCGTCGCACTGGGCTTGCCCCCCAAGGCAGCTCTGGCGATTACCACCTCCGGTCCGAGTCCCAGTACTACGAGTCAATCGAGAAGTGCCGGGACATGGATCGCAACGACTCGGTTGTTGGCCAAATCGTTGATCGGGCAGTGGCGAATGTTATCCAAGACGGGCTGACGCTGGAACCGCAAACCGGCGATAAAAAGCTCGATCGTATGTTGTGGGACCGTTGGCAGGCGTTTGCAGACGATCCGGACGAATGCGACATCGCCGGCGAGCTGTGCTGGCACGATTACGAGCGGTTGGCGTTTCGATCGAGCTTGGTGGACGGTGACGCCTTTGCTGCGGTCACTCAGGATGGGCCGCTACAGTTCATCGAGGCCCACTCGATTCAAACATCGACCAAGCGAGAAAACACGTTCTGTGGGATCACCACTGATCGGTATCGCCGACGCGAGACGTTTTGGTACCGCGCGGACGACAACGACCCGACCAAGTCAACGAAGGCAGAAGAAGTACCCCTGGCCGCTCGCGACGAAAACGGGAACCGCCTGGTGTTTCAGGTGTACAACACCAAGCGAGCACTGATGACTCGGGGCGTCTCGGCGTTTGCTCCCGTGTTCTATCTAACCGGGATGTTCGAGGACATCAACTTTGCCAAGGTCGTGCAGCAGCAGATTGTCAGCTGCTTCGCGATCTTCCGTGAGATGGCCGCAGGGCAGCCAGCCGCCCCACCATCGACGACCGGCTACGGCCAGCAAGAGGCGACGGGCGTTGTCGCTGGGATCCGCACGATCGAGGGACTAGGGCCTGGAATCGAAGTGGTAGGAGCTCCTGGCGAAAAGATGAGCGGTTTTTCCCCCAACGTCCCCAACGCTGAGTACTTCGAGCACGTGAAGCTGATGCTGACGCTGATCGGAGTCAACCTCGGTCTGCCATTGTGCTTGGTGCTGATGGACGGCAGCGAGACCAATTTCAGCGGCTGGCGTGGAGCTGTCGACGAAGCCCGCAAAGGCTTCCGCCAGAATCAGCGGATGATGGTCAAACGGCTGCACCGACCGGTCTACGAGGCCAAGGTGCGGCAGTGGATGGAAGATGACGCTGCCCTGCGGAAGCAGGCAAGCAAACGCAATATCTTCGCCCACGAATGGAACGTCCCCGAGTGGCGCTACATCAACCCGCGCGAAGACGCCGAGGCCGACGCGACGCAACTGCGGAACTGTTTGACCAGCCCCCGACGTCTCCATGCTGGCAGAGGGTTGGACTGGGAACAGATCGCCGAGGAAACGATCGCGGATAACGTCTACGCAATCACCAAGGCCAAGTTGGCGGCACAAAAACTAAACTTGCAGTTCCCCAACGACCCACCGGTTCATTGGCGTGAGCTGATCCCATTGGTCATGGCCGCAAATACGCAACTGAGCTTGCAGGACCCGCAGGTCGTTCAGAACCAGGCCGAGGCACTTACGAAAGATCAGGCACCAGCATGAGACAGATCGTAATTGATGGAGCCATCGGCAAGGGCGAAGGCGAGTTCAGTGCGACGCAAATGCGAGCGGAGCTGGAGGCTGCCGACGGCGGCCCGATCCACGTGACGATTCACTCAGAGGGCGGGAGTGTTTACGAGGGTAACGCGATCCACGACATGCTGGTGAGCTACCCTGGCCGCAAGACGGCCACGATCCAATCGATGGCGTTCTCCATCGCCTCCTTCATCGCCTTGGCGTTTGACGAGGTCGAGATCGCCCCCAACGGCTGGATGATGCTGCACAACCCCTACGCGATGGTCGAGGGCGACGGCAAGCAACTGGCCAAGATCGCCAGCCAGATGGATGAGCTGCGGACCAAGATGGTCGAGGCCTACGCCAAAAAGATGAGCGTGGATCCTGACCAGGTCGCGGCCATCATGGCAGAAGAAACATTCCTGGACGCGAACAAGGCTGTCCAGGTTGGTTTGGCGGATCGCGTGACCGCCAGCAGTTACAAATCTTCGCGCGAAATCAAGTCCCTGCATAAGCTGCCCCACGGTGTCGTGAAGGCGTTGCTTGGCAATTTCACCCCTGAGCCTGCGAAGGAGATTCCCCGCATGAGTCAGACCCCAGATCGGGTTGCCGCGACGGCCAAAGCCA